TTGATCCGGACGGCCTTGTCAGTGTTCTCAAGATGCTGCTGACCGATCACCGCAATGTTACTTACAGCGTGGACGGTGACGAGCCTGACGTGCTGGACGAAGACGCCGCGAACGAAGTTTTCTGTCAGGATCTCGGCAGCATGATTTCCGTTGCCGTGGCAGTCATCAAGCTCAACTTCTCGGGTTTTTTCGAGAAGCTCGCAGCCCGATATGGCATCCGTTTCGAGGAGATGGGGGCTGCGATCCTGAACAGTACGGCCACCTCGATCTGACGCAGTTCGGTGATCTGGAACTGAGGATGTATACGCTTATCAAGGCCCGTCTGGCGAGCATGGAAGAACTCAAATCTTCCTACACGCTGGACGAGGCCTTGAAGCTTTATGCCCTTTATCAGATGGACCGGGATGTGGAAAGTGGCATCCATGAGGACTCGAAAAATGATCTGAGGAGGTGAACTTGTGACTGTTGGTGAGTTTATTTACAAAATCGGCTTCAAAACCGACCAGGGCTCGAAGGGTAAAGCTGAGAGCGAAATGGAAGGTCTTGCTTCCAAGGCGAAGAAGCTTTTGGGCGCTATCGGCTTAGGCTTCTCGATCAAGGGTGCATTTGAGGCCATCAAGGCTTGTGTCGAAGTCTCTTCCGAAGTGGAAGAGATGCAGAACAAGTTCGACGTTGTTTTCCGTGGCATGACGGATGATGTCGAAGAATGGGCGCAGTCTTATGCTGATGCCATCGGACGAAACTCCAACACCATCAAGGGATACCTTGCAGACTCGCAGAACCTATTCGTTGGCATGGGTATGCAGCGCGAAGCGGGCGCCAAGCTCTCCGAGCAGATGGTTACCCTCGCGCTGGACCTGGCCTCCTTCAACAATTTGCAGGAGACAGATGCCGTTAATGCCATGACCAAAGCGCTCATGGGCGAGAGCGAGAGCGCAAAAACCCTCGGCGCGGTACTGAATGACAACACCCGAGCAATGGCCATGCAGACCTTGGGACTTACCGGAACCTATCAGGCTCTCGATGAAGCGACCAAGATGCAGGTCAACTATCAGGCAATCCTCAATCAGTCCGCAGATGCTGTAGGCGATTGCGAACGAAGCATGGGTAGCTATCAGAGCACCCTGAAGCAGACCCAATCCAAGCTCGAAGAGATCAAAACGCTGGTCGGTCAGTTTTTTATGCCGACCTTTCAGCGTGTTTTGAGCTACGGAAACCAGGGCTTAATGAAGCTCAGAGATCTCATTACAAGAATTACAGAGTTCGCCGACAGTATCGGTGGAACCGAGCGCCTGCTTGCTCTGCTGGCGGGTACCGGCGCAGCCGTTGCAGTTGCGCTGAACTTCAAGAAGATCGTCACCGGCGCTGAGTCTCTGCTCAAGATGCTCGGCAAGATCAACCTCAAAACAATGGTCATCATTGCTGTTGTGGTACTTTTGGCCCTTATCGTTGATGACTTCATCAACTTTATGCAGGGGAACGACTCCGTTATCGGTGCAATGCTCGAGAAAGCGGGCATCGATGTGGACGAAACGCGCGAAAAGATCATCAACACATGGAACACCATAAAATCCGTGCTGCAGGGCATCTGGAACTTCATCAAGAATGTTGCGACGAGTGTCTGGAACGGGTTGAAATCCTTTTGGAGCGAGAATGGTGATGCGATCACAAGCAATCTCATTCAGATCTGGCAGGCTGTCAGTTCTGCACTCTCTACCATCTGGGGGGCTATCAAGAGCATAGCGGAAAGCGTGTTCAATGCCCTCAAGTCCTTCTGGGCATCGTGGGGTGACGAGATTACCGCAGCTTTTTCCATTGTGTGGTCCGGCATTCAGAGCCTGTTTATGACCGCGCTGAACATCATCACGAGTCTGTGGACGGCCTTTGCAGCCCTTCTGTCGGGTGACTGGTCTACATTTTGGGAGTCCATCAAATCCGTGCTGCAGGGCATCTGGGATGCCATTGTAACCATTGTCACAACGGTGCTGAATGCACTTTGGGCATTGTTCGGCGAGAAAATTACAGCCATCAAGGACACTATTATCAACGGTTTCAATGCCGCTATTGCGTGGCTGCAGTCGCTCCCGGCGCAGGCAGTGACATGGGGTGCAGACCTCATTCAGGGACTGATTAACGGCATCAAGAGCAAGCTGGCCGCCGTGGGCGAAGCCGTAAAGGGCGTAGCAAACAAGATTACTTCTTTCCTGCACTTCTCCGTTCCCGATGAAGGTCCGCTGACCAAATATCAGCAGTGGATGCCCGACTTTATGCAGGGACTTGCCAATGGCATCAACAGCAACAAGGATCTGGTGCTTGGCGCCATCTCCAAGCTGGCCGGAGACATCGACCTGAACTTTAACGGCAAGGGCGGCTCTGATCGTAAGCCCAGACCCACTGGCGTTTCTCCCAGAACGGCCGCGGCTGCCGTCAGCAACAGTAGTGCGAAGACGATCAACCAGACCAATAATTTCAACAACCATTTCAACGGCGGCGAGCGTGAGACGCAGAAGAACCTCTCCAAGGCAGCGAAGAACAATGCCAAGGATACCTCTGCCGAGCTGGCTCGTGCGCTCAAGTTTGCGTAAGGAGGCGTTAACATGGCAAAAGCGAAACAGCCGGTCACATTATCGGCTAATGGCAAATCCGTCACTTTTGACGCCCTCCTGAAGCAGACGGATGGGTACGATAGTACCGTTCCCTCCTATCCTGTAGAAACGGGATTCAATGTCAGCGATACAATCATCATCGACAGCCCCACGCTGTCGATGACGCTGTATCTGGCAAAAACTCCTGTCACATGGAAGAACCGAAACGGCACAAACCGCGTAGAACAGCATGTAGCCATGCTTGAAAACCTTTACTTCCAAAAGGCCTTATGCTCTATCAGCACAACCGAAAAGAGTTATGCGAACATGGCTATCGAGTCCATGAGCATCGTGAAGTCCGAGGAATTAGGCTATGACAAGCAGGTCGAGATCTCGTTCCGAAAAATCATCGTTACCTCGACCAAAACGGTCGGTATCCCTGACAGCTATGGCAAGAGCGGCTCGACCATGGCATCCAACGGTGCTGCATCTACAACGCAGGGCGGTGCCTCTGCCGGCGCGGACACTTCCGGAGGATCTTCCGGAAGTGGCGACAATTCCAAGTCTTCGATGCTGTACGCAGCTGCGGCAGCGGCCGGGATAGTGTAGGAGGTGGAATATGAGCTATCTGATTATTGAAGTGCCTGATATGAACGACAGCGTATCCCGCATCGTTCTGAATGGCGTTGCCTATCATATCCGCTTTACCTACAACGACACCGAAGATCGCTGGCGTTTCGGATTGTACGACTCTCAGATGCAGCCCATCGTTCAGGGCGTCAAAATCGTTCCCGGGTTCCCTTTGAACCTGTTTAAGGGGCGCGATGACATTCCCAATGGCGTATTTGCGTGCTTGAGCAAAGAGGATGTGGTTGGTAGAACAGACTTTGCCGAAGGTAAAGCCCGGTTCGTATTCGCCCCCGCTGAAGGAGGTGTCTTATGACGAACTTTGATCGCCAGTATCGCTTTGCCGCCGGAGAGGCCGGCGGCAAAGCTTTTCAAATCGGTGAGCCGGGCAGCGAAGTCCCCATGCCGCTGCGTATCCGGTTTGATATTGAAAAGACCGACCTCGAAACCCCGAATACGGGTAAGATCTCCATTTGGAACCTGTCGCCGGCTCATATTGCAGAGCTGGAAAAAACGAACTGTATCGCCTCCCTCAACGCGGGGTACAACTCGAAGCGTCCGCTGGTCATTTCGGGCCTTGTAATCCATTGTGTGACCGAGGATGACGGCGCAGATCGTAGAACTGACATCGAAGTTGAGGATAGCTTGGTGAGTTTGAGAGACACCTATGTGACTATCAGCTACAGCGGCAAAACCAACTCCAAAACCATTCTGGATGATGTGGCAAATCAGATGGGCGTAGCTGTGACCTATTCGTATAACGCAGAGTTCGCAGACTTACCCAATGGTTACGCCTACGTCGGCCAAGCTCGGAATGTCCTCACAAAAATCTGCAACACCAGCAACCTTGTGTGGTCGTTGCAGAACGGCATCCTCCAAATCAAAAAGCCGGGAGATAC